CGCCATCTTGGTCCCACATCGGCACAAGAAGGTTTTCACCCTCCATGCGGGCCATGTATGGCGCGATCTGCTTGCGCTCCAGATAGCCGTTGATGCCCTCAACCGATGGAGCGCGGTCCCACCGTCTGCGGGCCAGCTCGATCGCGGCTATCCTGCGGGCAGCGTTTTTTTCCTCCTCTGCCTTGATCCAAGCATCTCGGCGTCGGCGGTCTTCCTCGCTGAATTCGATCGCCTTGCCACCGGTCAAACGGGCGATGGCTTCCGGTTTAGAAACATGCTCGAACTTTGAAACAAAATCGATCACGTCCCCATGCGCGCTACAGCCGAAACAATGCCAATGCTCATCATTCTCGCGGAACTTGAGGCTAGCGGTTTTCTCATCGTGAAATGGGCACATGGCCTCATACCAGCCGCTGACCTTGCGCACCTTGATCGCGCGACCGATGACCTCTTGTAAGGGATAGTTGGCGCGGATGGCGTCCCAGTCGTAGCCACGGGTCATGCCGTGACTCCCTGGAGATATTCAACGACAGCTTTCGCGTCTTCATAGCGCGGCGCGCTGCGCCCCGTCGCAAGCCGATAAACTGCCATGTACGACACGCCACTGCGGCGGCTCACCTCTCGCAGATTGCGGTCCGCCAGCATCTGCCTGATTTCCGGTAGCGTCAGCATAATTTCCCTCGCTTAAAAAATGTTGCTTGACGGATAACCGCTCGCAGCGTCATAAGCAACCCCGGAAGCAGCAGAGAGAAGAAAGGAAACCCCATCATGGGATTGCTCCAACACGTCACCAAGCCCAAGCGGGAGCCGATCGTAGCGACGATCGTCGGCACCGCAGGCTCCGGCAAGACCAGCCTTGCCACTACCTTCCCCGCACCGCTGGTTATTCGCACACAAGGCGAAAGCATCCCGCGCGACATCCCCCGCGATCAGATGCCGGACGTGCTGCCGGAGGAGTTGACCACCGCTGACAACCTGTGGGCCGTGCTGAAAGCACTCCGCGACGAGGATCACGAATACAAGACGCTGGTCATCGACTCCTGTACCGGGCTGGAACAGTTGTTCGTGGCCGATGTCCTCAGCCAGGATACCAAGGCGCGCGGCATTAACCAGGCCTTGGGCGGCTACGGTGCCGGCCCCGCCGCCGTCATGGCCATGCATATGCGGGTGCGCAAAGCGGTCGAGATCCTGCGCAAGGAAAAAGGCATGCACACCCTCTTCCTGGCGCACGCCGATATCGCCCGCATCGATCCGCCGGACAGCGATGGCTACAGCCAGTACAGCCTGCGCTTGCCCGGCAAGTCCATGGCTCCGTATGTCGATAACGTCGATCTGGTGGGGTTTCTGAAGCAGGAAGTCGCCCTGCGTGGTGAAGACGGGCAGAAGAAGGCCATTACCACCGGCGACCGCGTACTGGTGACCTACATGACCCCCGCCACTGTCGCCAAGAACCGGTTCGGTATCGAGGACGATCTGCCGGTCGAGAAGGGCGTCAATCCGCTGGGGTTCCTGATCGAGCCGCGAAAGCGGAAGCCGGCCCCGCAGGAAGAAGTCAGCATTAGCGAAGAGGAGAATGCAGCGTGAGCTTTTGGGATCTCAGCGATGGCACCAGCGCCATCAGCGACAGCAAGGAATTTTCGGCCGGCGGCGGTGAATTCGACGTCATCCCCAAGGGGTCGTCCGTCTTGGTGTCGGTCGAGTCCGCCGACTGGAAGAAGGGCTACAACGTCGAAGAGGAGTTTGTGAACCTCAAGTGTCGGGTGCTGAAGCCGGAAGGCTATGCGAACCGGGTGCTGTTCTTCAAGCTGTGGATCGGCGACCTGGACCCCAGCGTCAAGGATCAGGCCAAGGCGCTGACCAAGCGCGACAAGCACCGCCGCATGATCATGGCGATCGACCAGAATGCCAAGGGCCGCCTGTCCAAGCTGACCAGCAGCCCCACCAACGAGCAGTTGGCCCTGGCGCTGACGGCCGCGCAGTTCGTGGCGACCTTGGGAGTGTGGGATAAGGATGATCCCGAAGATCCCGATAAGAAGATCCCCGGCGGCAACTGGCTTCAGGCCGCCAAGCCCAAGACGGCCGAGATCAGCGAAGGGCCGGCGGTGAAGGCGAAGAAGGCTCCGCCGTCTTTCGCTGACGACTTGGACGATGACGTCCCTTGGTAATCCACCCCTGACCGGACCCCGCTTTCTGGAAAGAGGGCGGGGCGAGGATGAGGAGTGAGAGAATGAGCAAGCAATCACAGCGCAATGCGCGCGATCGACAGCAGGCCAGCATATACCACGATCTTCCCCGGCATGCTCGCAAGGTACGCACCGCGCATTTTGGCGAATGGGTCATGCAAAAAGGCGGCAAGTGCCTGCCCACAACCAACGAATATGAGGTTGCCCGTTGGCGTTCGTGGGACAAGCGCGATGTTGCCGTGCTGTATAAAAAGAAAGACGGTACGTTGACGTGGACGCTTAGTTCTGCGGCGGATTATCGACTGTTTTTGCAGGAGTGCTACGGATGACACAGGAAAGCTGCCGTGTAGCAAAGCTGGAAAACGGGGGGCTGCACCCTTGGTTTATCATCGAATGGACGCCCACTAGCGATGGAATGCGGACTCGCATTTGCGATGGTTGGTATGCCAGCCGCGCAGAAGCTCAGAAAGCATGTGATTGGAAGAACCGAGCATGATCGAACAACGCACCCCCGAATGGTTCGAAGCCCGAAAGGGCCGGGTGACGGCCTCAGTGGCTGGGGCCATTCTTGGCATGTCGCCCTTCATGAGCCGTGATGGCGTCATGCGCGCCATGGTGCGCGATGTACTGGGCGCACCCAGCGAGTTCCCGGACCCGGTGCCACCGCCCGTGGCATGGGGTAATGCCATGGAAGACATGGCAATTGCCGAGTTCGAATTTGATACGGGCATCACTACCACCGAAGCACCGTTCATTCCTTTCGAGGATTGGCTGGGGTGCTCACCCGATCGTCTGGTCTATGACGATTATGGACTTGAGCAAAAATGCCCTTACGGCATTCGCAATGACACACCCCCCGTCTTTAAGACGCTGGAGGAGCAGCCGCATTACAATGCGCAGATCCAGGTATGCCTCTATGTCACTAAGCGTAAAGGGTGGTACTTCAACCAATGGACCCCGCACGGTTCGCAATGGGTTATGGTTCTCCGGGATGAAGGCTGGATGCTGGACAACATCCCCCGCCTCCGCCAATTCCACGCCGAGTTCCTGGACGCTCTCCAGAACCCCGAAGAACACCTATCCCCCCTCCGCCAGATCATCGACACCCCCGCTGCCCACCAGATGATCGCGGAATATGATCAGCTATCTGACGCGATCGAGCTGGCAACGGAGCGGAAGAAGGAAGTCTTGGCGGAGATTGCGGCGCTGGCCAAGGGGCAGGATGCCCTCATTGCCGGGCGCAAGCTGACGAAGGTGGAGCGGGAAGGGGCGGTATCCTATGCCAAGGCGCTGAAGGCGCTGGCTCCGGATGCGGATCTGTCGCAGTGGAAAGGTAAGCCCTCAAGCCACTGGCGGCTTGGCTGATGTTCACGCCCCGCCCCTACCAAGCCGCCGCTATCGACGCCGCGAAAGCCGAACTCCGGCAAGGTGTCGACCCCATCCTGATCGAAGCCGCCACGGGTGCCGGCAAGTCGTTGCTGATCGCATATCTGGCCGAATGGCTGCATGAGATCAGCGGTGGCAAGAAGGTGCTGTGCCTGGCCCCGCAGCGCGAGCTGGTGATCCAGAACGCCGCCAAGTACAAAGCGCTGGGTGCGCCCTGTTCGCTGTTCTCCGCCAGTGCCGGGGCCAAGTCGACACGCCACCCCGTCGTTTTCGGGACACCCGGCACCGTGTCACGGTCTATCTCGCGCTTTCTGGAGAGCTATTGCGCTGTCGTGGTAGACGAGGCCCATGGCATGACGCCGACCGTGCGCAGCATTATCGAGGCTATGCAGGCGGCTAACCCCCGTCTGCGGGTCATAGGAACCACCGCGACGCCTTTTCGTCTGGGGGAAGGTTATATCTACCGTATCGGCCCGGATGGAAAAGCCAACAGTGACGACACCTGCCGCGATCCGTACTTCCTGAAATGCGTCTATCGCATCCAGGCACAAGACCTGATCGACCAGGGGTATCTGACGCGCCCTGTGGTATCGGCCACGGGGGCCGCCGCCTATGATACATCAGGCTTGCAACTACAGCGCAATGGCCATTTTGCTTCTAGCGCGATAGACCAGGCCTTCGTCGGGCATGGCCGCAAGACCGCCAGTATCGTAGCGGATGTGGTGTCGCGCTCTGGAGGGGCGATGGGCGTGGTGTTTTTCGCTGCCACCATCCAGCACGGGCAGGAGATCTTGGCATCGCTGCCCCCTAGCCTGTCTGCGCTGATTACCGGCGGCTCCAAGGATCGCGAGGGCATCTTGCGGCGCTTCGAAACCCGCCAGCTCAAATATCTGGTCAACGTTGGCGTGCTTACCACAGGCTGGGATTGCGCGCATGTCGACGTGATCGCGATCCTGCGCAAGACGGAAAGCGTCGGCTTGCTTCAGCAGATCATCGGCCGGGGCTTGCGCCTTCATCCTGACAAGCGCGAAGTCCGCATCATGGATTATGCTGGCAATATCGAGGATCATTGCCCGGATGGCGACCTGTCCGCGCAGATCGTG